GACGTAATCGTAGGTGACCCTAGCACTCCTCAGTTGTGGCGAGACTTAGAGGTATTATTATTCAGAACATTTGAGACAGAAGATGGCAGAGAAGTATCTATACGTTCGACAGCGGTTGATAGTGGCGGTCACTTCACTAACACGGTGTATAAGTTCTGCAAGAAACACTATGGTCGCAGGGTCTTTGCGATTAAGGGCCAAGGCGGCGAAGGTGTGCCGATCGCGGGACGCCCGTCTAAGAATAATACTGTTAAGTGTCCTCTGTTTATGGTCGGCAGTGACGCTACAAAGGATTTATTATTCGCTAGAATGCGAGTTAAACAGCCTGGTGCAGGATACATCCACTTCTCAGACGACTTGCCCGACACTTATTTTCAGCAACTTACTGCCGAGAAGGTCGTTACACGATTTGTAAGAGGTTACAAGAAAAGAGTCTTTGTTAAGATACGTCCGAGGAATGAAGCTCTTGATTGCTTCTGCTATGGAATTGCTGCTTTATCAATTTTAAACACAGATGTAAATAGCATTCTTGATAGGTTAGAATACAGAGAAGATGCAACCGAAAAGGAGCCGCAGAAAAAAGCGAGAGCTCCTTTTATACCGCCTATGAAAAAAGGCTTCGTCAATAACTGGTGATGAACTATGGCTAATTTCTTCACTGAAATAAGAGAAGGTGAACCCGAAGATATTATTGTCGGTGATTACCTTCAGTGGAAGCGCAGCGATTTAGTTAGCGACTATCCTACCAATTTGTACACCTTGCACTATGTGGGTCGAATAGCGCAAGGCAGCAATGAGATTAATATTACTGCGACTGGTCAGACCGATCACTACCTGGTACAGGTTGCTTCGGCGGTTACTGCAGACTACGACGCAGGAATATATCACTGGCAGGCAGAGATCGTTAGGAACTCTGATTCTGCGAGGCATGTTATTACCCGGGGCGAATTCAATGTAATTCCAGACCTCGATGTTAATAACGCTGACCCAAGATCTCACGCAGAGATCATGCTATCGAAGATTGAGTCACTTTTAAGCGGTAAGGCAGACTCTGACGTTAGCAACTACTCTATACAAGGTCGAAGCTTGACTAAAATGTCGTTGCAAGAACTCATGGATGCGAGGGAATCATACGACGGCCTTGTGAAGTCCGAAAAAGCCAAGTTAGACGCTAAATATCATCGTCAAACCGGCGCTACCATCATGGTGAGGTTCTAATATGGGCATATTGGACATTTTTAAGCCTAAGAAAGAGGCGTTTGTGCCTAAGATGAGGAAAAGAGGCTATCAAGGCGTCAATTCTGGCCGTTTATTCGCTGATTTTAACGCATCTGAAGCCTCTGCAGACACTGAATTACGCTCTGCACTAGTTAAATTGCGCGCTAGGTCCAGGGATTTATCGATCAATAACCACTATGCACGACGGTATTTTGACCTACTAAAGACTAATGTAGTGGGCGAAAAAGGCGTTAGTTTGCAGGCAAAAGCCGTCGATTCGGTTGGTAATTTAGACCTAAGCGGTAATCAGGCAGTAGAAACCGCGTTTAAGAACTGGGGTCGATATGGAAACTGCACTGTAGACGGCAAAATGAGCTGGATCGACGTGCAGAAGCTAATTATTGAGCTAGTAGCCAAAGATGGCGAAGCTTTTGTAATTATGCACCGGAATAAAGATTTTACGGACTCATTCTCGTTGCAGATCATCGAGGCTGACATGGTCGATGAGCAAAAGAACGAAAGGTTGGACAACGGCAACGAAATACGAATGGGTGTAGAGGTTAATAAGTATAAAAAGCCAGTTGCATACCATATGTTGACCTACCATCCAGGTGACTGGGACTACTCTACTCAGATTAAGTCGCCTAAGCACATTAGAGTTGACGCTGACAGGGTTGTGCATATTTATAAGAAGCTAAGGCCCGGCCAAAGCCGAGGCGAGCCCTGGATGACGCCGGCTATTTCCGCGATTAAGCAATTAGGGGCTTTTACCGAGGCTGCAATTGTTGCCGCGAGAGTTGGCGCGTCTAAAATGGGCTTCTTCACATCACCAGGCGGCGATGGGTTTATAGCGGATGATTATGACAGTAATATCCCGATAATGAGCGCAGAACCTGGCACGTTTGCCAGCTTACCGCAGGGCGTTCAGCTTCAAAGTTTTGACCCTCAGTATCCGAATAACGAGTTTGGCAGCTTTCACAAAGCTATTTTACGCGGCGTAGCTAGTGCTTTAGGCGTGTCATACGCTGCACTTAGTAATGACCTAGAAGGCACAAGCTATAGCAGTATCCGCCAAGGAGCGTTAGAGGAGCGTGATCAGTACAAGAACATGACCGCGTTCTTCATATCTAACTTCGTTGAGCCTGTATATAGAGCATGGCTGGCAAGTGCTATGGAGATGGAGACATTTAACATACCCGTCAAACAGTATGATCGCTTTGCCGACACTGTCGATTTCAAGGGCAGAGGTTTTAGCTGGGTTGACCCTTTAAAGGAGATGAATGCAGCTATCGCCGGCGTTCAGAACGGAGTTATGAGCCTTTCTCACGTCGCAGCGCAGTACGGCATGGATACGGAAGAGTTATTGGCTCAGATCGCCAGGGACCGGCAGCTTGCGGAACAATTTGGTATTAAGTACGCGCTAGAGCCGTTTGGCGTGGCAAAGAAAGCGGCTGTAGAAGTCATAGAAGACGATGAGTAGCTATAAGCCAACACAAGGCATGAAGACAGCTGCCAAGCGAGCTCTTGAGTGGCGAAGAGAGTACAAGAGAGGCGGCACTGCCGTTGGTGTTGCTCGAGCTCGCGACATAATGAACGGCAAAGAGCTATCTGACACAACAGTGAAGAGAATGTATTCATTTTTCTCACGTCACAGCAATAACAAGGCGAAGCATTATGCCGCAAAAGAATCAGATGGAGGTCCTACTGCTTTTAGGATTGCTTGGGATTTATGGGGCGGTAGTGGAGGCTTTACCTGGTCAAAGTCGATTGTGTCCAGTATGGACAAAGATAGAAGCGAAAACATTGACTTGAATAATACTGATTATGAATTAGAATCATACAAATCGGAAAACACCATAGAGGATACTCATATGGAACGCCATGTAGTGAGCGTCGAAGAGACAGAAGAGACTTACGTTATTGAGTTCGCAAAGCATGAACTTGAAAGCGAGTCAGATCAGCCAGAAGAACGGGCTGAGGTGCGGGAAGCCAGCGAAGACCAGGACAGAAGCAATGATCCTGAAGTTGTGCAGCGCAATCACTTTCTGGACGCTAGAGCTCTTGATGACGATAAGAGAACAGTAAAGATGTCCATCTCGTCAGAAACTGCCGTTGAGCGCAGTTTTGGTAATGAGGTGTTAGAGCATAGCAAGGAGGCCGTTGATTTGAGCTTCCTGGCTAGCGGAAGGGCTAACCTTTTGCTAGATCATGACCCCAAGCAAGTTGTAGGGGTCATAGAAGATGTATACCTTGATGAAGATACCCGGCGACTCCGGGCTAAGGTTCGCTTTGGACGAAGTGAACTTGCCTCATCGGTATATGAGGACGTAAAAGACGGTATCAGATCGAATATCTCGGTGGGATACCAAATAGAACGTCTAGAACGCAAGGACGACAAGACTTATGTCGCTCGTAAGTGGAAACCGTTAGAGGCTAGTATTGTTAGCATCCCGGCAGACATGAGTGAGATTGGTATTGGAAGATCTGCACAGGTTTCAACGGAGATTGCCGAAAGCGTGACAGTGGAAAGCAGCGAAGAAGAGACCGCCACAACTGAAACTCGAAAAATAGAGGTAATAACTATGGAAGACGTTAAAATTGACGTTGAAGCAGTTGCAGCGGAGGCCCGACAGGCTGCTCAGAAGAACGCTGCACAAATCGTTGAGCTCGGCGCTCGACATAACAAAGCTGATTTAGCTCGCGAAGCAATCGCATCTGGAGCTTCTATTGAAGACTTCCGAGGCGCGCTTTTAGACAAAATCGGTTCAACTCAGGCTCTTGAGTCTAACGACATTGGGTTAAGCAAGAAGGAAGCGAAGCGATTCTCTATCCTGCGCGCTGTACGTGCATTGGCTAACCCGCATGATCGTCGGTCACAAGAAGAAGCTGCATTTGAGTTTGAGTGCTCTCGAGCCGCATCAGAGCAGTATGGTCGTGAAGCCGAAGGCATCATGTTACCTACTGACGTTCTGCGGAACTGGAAGCGTGACATGAACTCAGCTGATGACGCTGACTTGTTTGGTGAAGACTACCGTGGTGGTGACTTCATTGACGTACTCCGAAACGCTAGCTCAGTAATGAGTGCTGGTGCTCGAGTCCTCAATGGATTGTCTGGCGACGTTCGCATTCCCAAGAAGTTGACCTCAGCTGCTGCTGGTTGGATTGGAACTGAAGGCGCTGCTGCTGCCGAGTCAGAAATGACCGTTGGCAACATCCAAATGGTCCCACGCACACTTGGCGCATTTACCGATGCGACACGCCAATTAATGGTTCAAAGCTCAATGGATGTTGAGAACTTGATCCGTGACGACCTTGCACAAGCCATCGCTTTGGCGATTGACTTGTCTGCATTGGAAGGCACTGGTTCATCAGGTCAGCCCACGGGTATCTTGAACACTACTGGCGTTAACCAAGTGACTAACTTCGCGGCTGCTAACCCAACCTTCCCAGAAGTAGTAACTTTGGAAACTGCTGTAGCAGAAGACAATGCTCTCTCTGGCAACCTCGCTTACATCTTGCCTGCAAGCATGTACGGCGCGTTGAAGACCACTGCAAAGGCAGCTAACACGGCTCAGTTTGTTGCTGAACCTGGCGGCACGATCAACGGCTACCGTTCCATCGTATCTAATCAAGCTACTGCTGGTAACCTGTATTTCGGTAACTTCAGTGACTGCTTGGTTGGCTTCTTTGGTGGAGTCGATATCAAGGTCGATCCGTACAGCTTGTCAACTTCAGGCGGTGTAAGAATCGTAGCGTTAGCG